CGTATTGACAGTTCTGGTAACGTCGGGATTGGTCCTAGCACAACTAGCCCATCGCATAAGCTAGAAGTTAGAGATGGAACTATTAGTGGGGAAATAGCTAAATTTTCTGCAATCGGTGCCACAGTTGTTATTGAATCATCTACAGCAGGTAATGCCAAGCTGTTTTTAAAACCAAATACTACTGGTTCAAAAAGAGCTGAATTTAGGGTTACAGACGCTAATGATTATGGTTTTTTATGGACAGCTGACACTAGCACTAATGGAACTGCTTATATGGAATTAGAAGCAAGTTCTACTGGGGGTGGAGATTTAACAGTAAAAGGAGATGTAATAGCTTACGGCTCGCCTTCTGATAAAAAATATAAAGAAAACATCAAGCCAATTGAAAGCGCTTTAGATAAAGCAATGAAACTTCAAGGTGTTACATTTGATTGGAAAGATAATGATAGTATATTAGATATAAAAGAAGATATAGGGTTTATAGCTCAAGATGTTCAAGAAGTGTTACCAGAACTTGTTCGAGAAAACAAAAAAGGAAATTTATCTTTAAGGTATCAAGGAATAACACCTATACTTTTAGAAGCTATAAAAGAATTAAAAGCTGAAATAGAAGAACTTAAAAAACAAATTAAGTAATGGCTATACCAACGTCAGGAGCATTATCTATGGAATCCATAGCGCAAGAGGCTTTATATGGTACTTGGGGATCAGGAACTATAACTGGTCCAATTTCTATGTATGATATGGTAAATGGCGGAAACTCTCACGGTTCTGGTAATTCTTATCCAACTGTAAATACTGGGTGTACGCCAAATCCTGCAGATAGAGGTACATACAATTCTTTTACTATTTACGGTTCTGGAGGCAGTATTATAACAGTATATACAACAGTAGCTTTAACAGCGGTAACAACAGGAACTATTATATATAGCAGTGTAAGCGGAACTATTTATACAGGTGGAGGTGGATTCATAGAAGGACCATCAGGAACAGTTTGGTTTGGAGGCACTTGTAATTGTCCTGCAATATCAACAAACACAACAACAGGTGCAGTAACAGGAACTAGCTGTAGCTGCCCATAAAAGTATAAATTATGCCTATAGCTTATCCATATAAATTTTCAGACTGGTACGGTTATGATAAAGACTGTACAACAACAACATCGTTTAGTTCTGGTTCAGGACAAGCAGATACTAAATTTATATGTACTCAATCTGTGAATACAACAAAATATCACGACGGTAGCGGTAATAACCCAACTACAGGGGATACTGTTTATGAGAATGCTACAGGAACAACAACAACTGGAAACGGTTATTACACAATTCAAAACGGAGCGTCGCCTCCCGCAACAATAGGTTATTACAGAATAACAGGCGGAAGTGGAGTCGTTGCTTCTATGGGATTATGCTCTCCATAACATAAACTTAAAATTTGTATATTTGTACAAGTTAATTAATTTAAAAAAAATCAATGGCAATTATTTACAAGTGGGATATCCCACAAATGAATGCTCACATCCAAGCGGATGGGCAAGACAACGTAATCTACACAGTACATTACAGATACACAGGTTCAGAAGAATCTGGAGGTGAAACTTATTCGTCAACTAATATAGGAACGCAAAGTTATACATATGTAGCAGGTGACCCTTTTGTACCTTACGAAGATACAGAAGCTTTTGAGAACGTAGTTATTGGATGGTTAGAAGGATCATTAGATGTTCCTGCAATGCAAGCTAGCATAGCTTCAAGTATAGAATCTCAAATCACACCAGTAAATGAAGATCTATATTTTACTTGGATGAATCCAGCACCACCTGTGCCACCAACTCCTGAGCCAGAAGAGGAAGAGTCATCGGAAGAAGAAGAGGAAGTTGTTGATGGAGAGTAAATAATATTTATTATATTTGTATATAAATTTAATTTAAAATAATCTAAAATGTCAAAAAACTTAACAAAAGAAGAGTTAGAAAATTTACAAGCTCTTAATCAAGAATTTACTCAAGTAAAATTAAAATTAGCTGATTCAGTATATCAACAAGTTTTGTTTACTAAAGATTTGGACTCTATAAGAGAAAAATTTTCTTCAGTAGAAAAAGAATTAGCAGATAAGTACGGAGCTAATTCGGTAATTGATTTAGCAACTGGGTCAGTAAAAGATGCTGAAGAAGTAAAAAAAGAAAACAATAAAGAGTAAATAATAATATTTATGGCAAGAATTAGCAACACATCATCATATCCAATAATAGCTCCAGATGGTGCTGATTATTTTATATTGACTGATGCTGAAAATGACAACGCAACAAAAAACTGTTCTATAAGTAACCTACAATCTTATTTAGGTGTAGATACAGTTAAAGTTAGTGTATCGGTTTCAGCAGCTAATTTGCAAGTGTTATCTACTCCATATACTATTGTAGCCTCACCTGGTGCGGGTTATACTTATGATATTACAAATGTTTCTGTTTTTATGGATTTTAATTCGGTAGTATTTGACTTTTCGTCTGATGCTAGTTTAAAAATAGGATCTTATGTTGCTGGTACAATACCTCAATCAATATTAAATTCAGCATCAGATATAGTATATAAAATTCAGCCTGTTAGCGGTATATTAGCTGCTGACACACCGATAACCTTATCAGGTGGAAATGCTACAACTGGAGACGGTACTCTTTACATAAATATTACTTACAGAAAATTAAAATTAGATTCTACATTTTAATTAAATGGATATTAGAAAAATTTCTATAGGAGCAGACTATAAGTCTAGTGCTATGCATTACATAGCTGGACAGGAAGTTCTTGGGGGAAGTTATAAAATTCATTTAATACAAAAAGATTTAAAAATAAATTCATATAAAATTTGGATTGAAAAATATAATGAAATTTTTTTATGGAAAGAATTTAATTCTAATATTCCTATTTCAATTGAATATAATATAAATTTTTAATGAAGTCACCTTTTTATTTCATTGTAGAGCCTTACAATGGAAGAAGGTATGATAATATAAAGAAGATAGGGGATATGAACTTAATAATGAGTTCGTCCAAAGAAGATCATACCGTTTCCAATAGGTTTGCAAAAGTTATTAGTACCCCTATAAACTACAAGGGAGAAATTATTCCAGGAGATATTCTACTGGTTCATCATAATGTTTTTAAATTTTATAATGATATAAAAGGTCGTCAAAAAAGCGGTAAAAGTTTTTTTAAAGACAATTTATTTTTTATAGAAGAAGATCAATTTTTTATGTTCAAACATAAAAATAAATGGAAATGTCATTCTAAATATGTAATGATTAAACCAATATTAAAAAAAGATTCTTATATTAAAGGTTCTAATACAGAAGAACCACTAACTGGTATTATAAAATATATAAATTCTGAACTATTAGAAAAAGGATTAAAAGAAGGTGACACTGTATGTTTTGAGCCTGAAAGCGAATATCCTTTTATTGTAGAAGAAGAAAAATTATACAGAATGTTTACCAACAATATAGTGATGGTTTTATAGTATGGATGTTAAAGAAATAAAATTACAAATAATAAAAGCAGGTGAAAAAGCTGTTATTCAACTTATTAAAGTTGCTGAAGAACATATTATTAAATACGGAGAAGATGATGAATTAGCAGCTGATAAATTAAAAAATGCAGCAGCCACAAAAAAGTTAGCAATATTTGATGCTTTTGAAATATTGACTAGAATAGAAGAAGAAAAAAACTTAATAGAAGGAATAAGTAAACCAAATAATAATAAGTCTCAAGGATTTGCAGAAAGAAGATCAAAATAGCTTATATGTAAATTTACCTAACTACATACCAAAAAGTATTGTTACAAATAAAAACAAAGCTAAAAACTGGGAGTATGGGTACAATGAAAAATATAATGTTATTGTTATATCTAAAAATGGAAAAATAGGAGATGTTATTTCTATAAACGGACTGGCAATTGCCTTGCCTGAAAAACCAAAGAAAATATATAAAAGGTCTGAAACTAAATCAGAACAATACTGGGAGTCTTTTAACGTTCCTTCTTTACTTAAAAAAATACCAACAATATTTCAATGGAATCAAACCTCACCTAATTTTAAAAATCAGTGGGTAGAATATATTGAGTCGGAGTTTGATAAAAGAGATGAAGGTTTTTGGTTTATGAATAATGGTAAACCTACTTATATTACTGGCTCTCATTATATGTATTTACAGTGGACTAAAATTGATATTGGATTACCAGACTTTAGAGAAGCAAATAGAATTTTTTATATTTATTGGGAAGCTTGCAAGGCGGATAAAAGAAGTTTTGGTATATGTTATTTAAAAATTAGACGTTCTGGATTCTCATATATGGGTAGTGAAGAATGTGCTAATATAGCTACAATATCTAAAGATTCTAGAATAGGTATTTTATCTAAAACAGGAGCTGATGCAAAAAAAATGTTTACAGATAAAGTGGTCCCTATTTCTAACAACTATCCTTTCTTTTTTAAGCCAGTGCAAGATGGTATGGATAAACCTAAAACAGAATTAGCTTATCGTGTACCAGCCTCAAAGATTACTAAAAAAAATATGTATGAAGAGGATGAGGAACAAATAGAAGGACTAGATACAACTATTGATTGGAAAAATACTGGAGATAACTCTTATGATGGTGAAAAACTAAAACTACTTGTTCACGATGAAAGTGGTAAGTGGGAAAAGCCAAGTAATATTTTAAATAACTGGAGGGTAACAAAAACTTGTTTACGATTAGGTAGCAAAATTATAGGAAAATGTATGATGGGGTCTACATCTAATGCGTTAGATAAAGGTGGTAATAATTTTAAAAAATTATATAACGATTCTAATGTGGGAATGAGAAACTCTAATGGTCAAACTAAAAGTGGGTTATATTCACTTTTTGTACCAATGGAATATAATATGGAGGGGTTTATAGATATATATGGTATGCCAGTTTTAGAAAACCCAAAATTACCCAAGCTGGGTATTGATGGGGAAATGATTACTAAAGGTGCAGTCACATATTGGCAAAACGAAGTAGACTCTTTAAAAAATGATGCAGATGCATTAAATGAATTTTATAGACAATTTCCTAGAACAGAGTCACACGCATTTAGAGATGAAAGCAAGCAATCTTTATTTAACTTAACAAAAATATATCAACAAATAGATTACAATGATTCTTTAATAAAAGACAGATTTTTAACTAGAGGTAATTTTAGTTGGAAGAATGGAATTAAAGATGGAGAAGTTTTATGGAGTCCAGATACTAGAGGTAGGTTTTTAATTTCTTGGACGCCTAAAAAACAATTGCAAAATAATAGTTATATTAAGAACGGTAGAAAATACCCAGGTAATGATCATATAGGCGCATTTGGTTGTGATAGTTATGACATATCAGGAACTGTAGGTGGTGGAGGTTCT